TGAATCCAGTAAGGGTCGTCTTGGGTGTGGTCCGAGATAAGTACTTGCTGAAGCTCGGGGGTGTGGGGAACCTCGATCATGATGCGGTCGCCAAGGGTGACGTCGAGGCTGGCGGGGTTGAGGTTCTCCTCGTTGTAGGGACTGACCATCGCCTTCATGCGGCAGAGGCGGCGGATTTCGTGGTCGGGCAGAATCACAGGTTTGTTGCGGAAGGTAGGCGGGCGTAGGGGGCTTAGCGTATGGCGACGAGCATACCTTGGATTGTATTGAAGTTTGTGCCTAGGGTTAGTGAGTAATTGGTATTGGTTACAGCGTCTTCCTTCAGTACAATCCAAACTAGGCCGTTCGTTCCTGTTGTTCCTGAATACAAGGTGGTTGGACTACCTCCTGTTACGCTCCAGGTAACACCATTCTGGCCAGAGGCTGCATAGGCTACGAATGTGCAAGGGGTTATGTATCCTCCAGTTCCAGTCATGTTAAGTACGTGAGTTGATTGATTGGATGAGGTACTGTACTTGGATACGAGCGTGGAGATGTTGCGGTATATGATAACAGTACCGTGAATATATGCAGATTTTGAAGCGGTAAATGTGTAAGATTGTGTGCCGCCTGCGGTTGCATATTTGTAACCGAAGAACATGTTTGGTAAGATTCCTGCATCCTTGACTTCGGTTACGCCAGAAGGTGGTGTCCAAGTCAGGTTGCCATTACCAGCAGCGCTGGCAAAAAACAGCATGATGTCGCCTGTGGCAGTGCCGCCTGTAGCTGTAAGGGTTATGGAAGATGCCGAGGCGGCTGCTTGAGCTGAATCTACGAAAAGGGGTGGGGGAGTAGCGCCAGAAAGAAGGAGCTGTTGAATGGTCATGTGAGGCCGCCGCCGCTAAGGACGAAGACGTTTGAGGCGACGCAGAAGACGGTGCAGAGGCCTCGGGTCGCCAGGGTGAAGCTGGTTTTTACGGTGTTCGAGCCAGCCAGGTAGGCGGTTACGGCGGAGGTAGTGATCGTCTGCGAAGCCGACGAGTTGTTGTAAATGCTTACGGCTTGACCGGCGGAGAAGACGGAAGCGGGGACGGTGACGCCACCGGTGGTGATGGAGATGTGCTTGCCGTGGTCCGCTGCGACGAGGGCGTAGGCGGAGGTCTGGGCGTTCTGCGGGATGGTGCGGAGTTCTCCCTTGGAGTCGGAGAAGGTTGAGTTGCCGGAGACCGCACCAGTGAAGGAGGGGGTGGCCAGGGGGGCGTAGTCGGAGATGCTGGCGCCAGCGGGGATGGTGACGGTGCCAGTGAAGGTGGGGGAAGCGAGTGGGGCGTAGCCGGAGATGCTCGCACCAGCGGGGATGGTGACGGTGCCGGTGAATGTGGGTGAGGCGAGGGGAGCGCGAGTGGTGTCGGTGGGGTGGACGTGATCCTGGCGGGCGTAGCGGAGGGACGTACCAACGGCAGCGGTGCCGTCCTGCGCTGGTGCGACCGACGCGGCCTGGCCGATCACGAATGCCGTGGTGGCGATTGCGGTGGTGTTGGTGTCGGCGGCTGGAGTGGTGGACGTTCCACCGCCGCTGAGTGTTGCGGCGCCGGTGACTCCGAGGGTGGTGCCGATCGAGGCGGCGCCGGTTGTGGTAAGCGCGGTGAGGGCGTAGGTGCTGGTGAGTTCGGCCCAGGCGCTACCTGACCACTTTTTCCAGCGATTAGCGGTGCTGTCCCACCTGATGGTGTTGGTGGGGATGTTGGTGCTGGTGGTGCCGTCAAATTGCAGGGCTAGGTCTTCGTCGCGGTTCTTGACCTCGGAGACGAAGTTTGTGTAAGTGCTTGTGAGTGTAGGATTAGACCAGTTTGCGTTAGCCATCAGACTCCTCTCGCACTCCAGCTAAATGTGCCGCTGACTCGTGTGCCAGACGTGTTGAAAAGAAGCACCTTGAAACTTGTGGGATTAGGGGCGTCCACAAAATCATAGACGGCAATGACAGGGCTGGTAGTAAGCGGTGAAACTGTGATTGAGTCTACATCAATAAAATCTACGTTGAAGTTTACGGTCGTGCCACCGCTGTCGCCGGAGTCGGCGGTGGCGACGCCGGAGTCTGTCCGCAGCTTGGTGTCGAGGCGAATGTTGAGGGCGGTGATTTGGAGGAGGTCCGTTCCACCCGAGGAGGCGAAGTCGTACTGGACGCGGATATAGCGGAAGTTGGTGCCGAAGACGCTGCTTACATTGGAGTAGCTTGTCCAGCCGGTCCAGGAGACGTTTCCGCTTGTGGTGGTGCTGGTTGCGCTTGTTACGGTGAATGTGTCGGTGGCGGCGGTGGCGACCACGTAAGTTCCAGTGGTGGCTGTGCCGCTTGTGAAGTTGAGGTAGACAAGCTGATTAGCGACTAGGCCGTGTGAGTTGGATGTGACGGTAATTGTTGTTGTGGTTTGGGAGTAAGTTGCGGCGGTGGTTGATGTACCCCTAAGGCTGATATTGGGGGTGATTGACATAGTACCTGCGATGCTGTTGTCAGTGATGGAGGCAGTGACTTTGCAGCCAGCGAGGACTGTTCCGTAATCAATGTCTTCGTAGTATTGGCCTGTACTTACGGATGGCATTGCGTAGTAGGCGTAGCCAGCGTCTATTTGGTCTTGGAGGGTTGTCCAGCTTCGAGAGGTGAAGTGAGATTCCCAAGTTTCAGTGGTGTTAACGTTAGCGATTAGGCCGCCTTCAAAGGCTGCGGTGTTGGTCTTAGTGCCGGAGAAAGTGCTGTTTATGTCGGATTTGAGAACGTAATCGGGCGGCTGGTTTACGGAGGCGGTGACGCTGCCGGGGGTGCCGTAGTTACCGGCGGAGTCGATGCCAGCGAGCCAGTAGGTGTACGTGCCAGCGGCGGTCTCGAAGACTGTGGTGAATTTGCCTTGCTTGGTTCCGATGATGGTGGCGCTGGCCCAGGTCGATCCTTTCCTTAGTTCGTAGGAGACGATGGGGAGTGTTTGGGTGGCGTCAGTCCACTGGAGGAGGACGTTGTTGTCGATGACTTGCTGAGTGATGGTGGGTTGCGATGGTGCGGTCACCATGGCGTCGAAGGTGGCTGAAGCGCCGTAATTACCGACGAGATCGACTGCAGCGATGAAGAAGCGGCGGCCACCGCTCCAGTTCACTTTGATTGAGATTGTGCTGCTTTGGGAAGTGCCGTAGACGGTGGCAGTGCTCCAGGTGTCGGACATGGAGCCGTAACGAATTTCGTAGTAGACGGTGCTCCATGTTCCGGCGACGCGGGTCCATGTGAGGTTGAGGCTGTCGTTGCTGAAAACGCCGGAGATGACTGGAGCGACTGCGGCGAGGACAGTTACGGAAGCGCTAGTTGCATTTGTGGAGTAGGTGCCGGAGGTGTCGAGGGCTTTGATCCACCACGTTGTCGTGCCAGCGGGGAGCAGGCCGAGCTTTTTGGAGGTGGCGAAGAAGACGCCGATTTTCGTGCCAGCGCCCCAGGAGGGTCCTTGCCAGATTTCGTAGCCCTGGAGGTCGAGATCGGAGACAGCGGTCCAGGTGAGGCTGATGCCGACATCGGGGTCGATGGTGGCGGTGAAGGTGGCGACGTCTGCTGGTGGCGCGGTCTTGCCTAGGGCGTCGATCGAGCCGGTAAGCGCATTTGTGGAAGCGATGCCTAGGGCGTTGAGGCTGTAAACTTCGACCTCGAAGAAACCGGGGGTGACGTCGAGGATTTCGTAGTCCTGTTGTTGGCGGACCACGGAGGTCCAGTTGCCGGAGTCCTTGCGCCAGTTCACGCGGTATTGAGGTACGCCTAGGACGTTGCGCCAGGTGACGATGATCTTGGAGCGGACTTGGTTTGTGTAGGTGTAGAGGGCTTCGGTGAGGTCGAGGTTGGTTGGAGTGGTTGGGATGTCGAGCAGTGTGCTTACAGAACGGGTTTCGAGGGGAATGTCGCGCTCGACGTAGTTGTATTTGGAGGCGTTGTAAGCGAGAGCGGTGACGGTGTAGAGGCAGTCGTCTTGTTCTTGGACGGTGAGTACGCGCCAGGTCGTGGTTTGGAGGGTTGAGGTCTCGAAGATCCAGACGCTGTTTGGGTTGGGGGCGACGGAGAAGGGGGTGCTGGGGGTGATGACGTTTTCGGTGACGGTGGTGACAGCGCGGCTCTCGACGGTGCCGTCGGGGAGGATGACGGAGATGACGGGAGTATCGGTGGCGGTAAGGCCGGTGGCGTCGTCAACGGTGACGTTTGAGGTGGTAGCGGAGGTGATGCGACCGCCACGACGCGATCCAGCGCGGACTGGATCGCTTACTTCGATGATTTGACCTGGACGGACGATCACACCGGCGTCAATCGAAGTGGTGAAGGTGCAGGTTTCGGTTTCGTAGAGGGCGGAGTAGAGGAGCCATTCACCGATGCGGCGAGCTTGACCGCGTGACGTACATGCAAACGCGGAAATCTCTTCCTTGATTATGCCAAATTTGGAGATGCCGTCTGCGTTTTCAACGACTTCGTAGGCCGTGTCGCGAAGGTCCATGTCCAGGTACTGGACGACGGCGACGGTAGGCCGTGTCTTAAGGCTGGAGCCGCTGTAAGTGAAGCCCTCTTCTGTGACGTTGGCGAGGGTGAACAGGTAGAGGGGATCGGCAGGTTTGTCCTGGGAGACGGTGAGCGCACCGGTGCTCCAGAAAGGCATGGCACGGAACACCGAGCACATGTTGTTGATGAGCTTGTATGCGTCTTCAGCGGTCTGGATGTTGGCGTTGCAGGAGAAGCGTGGTTCCGTTCCACCGAAGCCGTTGGCGACTGTTTCTCCGCAATACTGCGAGGCGGCGTAGAAGGCCCATTTGTCGAGCTGGGCGGCTGCGATGTGGTTGCCGAGTCCGTAGCGGGTGCTTGTGATTAGGTCCCATAGGCACCAGGCGGGATCTGAGGTCCAGACTGAGCTGGCGCTGAACGTTCCATCCCAGACACCGCTGTAGGTGATGGCGCCGGTTGTGCTGTTTACGGTGCCATTGCTTGGGATTTTTACTTTGATGCCACGGATGTGGTAGGTGCGGGAGGGAATGTTGCTGAATTGCTCTGCATCGACGCGGAGTGAGATGAGTGCAGAGTTGGGATAGGTAAGTTTGGCGTAGGTGACTTCGGTGTAGCTTGTCCAGTTAAAAGCATCGGCAAGTGTTGGGTTTTCGCTGTCTGGTGTGACTCGGGTTACTTTGACGTTTATAGGGAAGGCACCGTTTAGGTTGATGCGGTATTGTTTCTGATATTGTTCGGCGCTGCGGCCTGTGATGGTGTCGTCAATTACGGTGGTGTAACTGCCGCCGTTGTATTGGATGGCGATTTGGAGCTGGACTGAGGCTCCCTTGATGTCGCCGTCGTTCTGGAACTTCTGAAGGGCAGCGAAGGAGATGGTTACTTTTACGGCGTTGACGGTGGTGTCGGTGATGGCTCGGACCACCGGAGTGAGCTGCTGGACCGTGACGCCGACTGCGACTTCGTTGCTTACGTCTTCGGTGCCGGTCAGATACGACTGGTTCTGGGTGCCATTGCGGTAGTTGACGACGATGCCTTTGAAGTTGAAGGTGCCGTCTGAGTTTTGAAGTGGGGTGTTGTCTAGGTAGATGGATTTTTCGGACGCCTTGAGGCCCTGGATTTCGCCTTCGCTGATCAGATCGACGATCCGGGCGTAGGAAGTTGAAAATAGGTTTACAGCGGTCATGCTGTTGTTTGCGCGACGTCGATGCCAGCGCTGATTACGACGGAGCCGACCAACACTTCGCCGTAGACGACTGGAACGGGGACGCCTTGGCGGCTGGTGTTCTGGATCGAGCTGAAGCTGTAGCTTTTGCGGGGGTCGTTATCGGTGTCCGGACCAGTCGGGAGCTTGGGGATTGGGCTAAGTAGTTGGGCGACGCCGCCTAGGGTCAGGCTTGCGCCGATGCCGAAGACCACGCTTTTGAGTGCAACGCCGAAGAGCAGAGCACTTCCAGGAATGAAAAGCGAACCAACAATTAGAGCGACTCCGGCGAGGATTCGGCCTACCGCACCAGCGCCGGAGACGACGGGGACGATTTTGATGGTTTGCTGGCCGATGGGATCGTGGAGTTCGTCGAGGTCGATGTCGCGGTCGTCGAGGCTGACGCGGTAGAACTGGTCGGCCATGTGCTGCTCAAGGGCGGGCCAGTTCGTTAGAAGGAAACGCATCGCTTCTGCCGTGCTGGCGACATCAGCTTTAAGGACACGGTGCCCAACAAACTTAGCGAGTTTTCCGTAAAGCCGAATTTTACGAAGCATGTCTAAGGCGGCGCCCAGTCCATCTTACGAGCGCTCCGTCGTAAAGGTCACGCGATGAGAGGCGGCCTTGGATGTGGTGGAGGATGAGTTGGTCGCCGAGGTAGACAGCGCAGTGGTTTAGCGCGGGGCAGTTGAGGCGGATGAGGAGGAGGTCTCCTGGAGCGAGGGCTTCGTCTTCGGTCAGTTCGCGGAAGCCGGTAGCGGCCCAGGATTCGTCGAAGGTGGGGTCCTTGAGGAAGTCGTTGGGAGTGGGAGGGCGATCCCAGTCACGGAGGTAGATGCCTTGTTGGGCGTACCAGTCGCGGGCCAGGGTCCAGCAGTCTTGGACGGCCCAGACCCACTCGCGCCCGATGAGGGGTGGAACGTAGCCACTGGGAAGTAGGTCGTGCCAGGTCTCGGAGGTGGGGTTGACGATGTACCAGGGCAGTCCTGACTTCTCGCAGGAAACGACGTCGGCCTGGGTAGGGGTAGGAGGTGTGCGGGGATGGCTGTGAACGATTCCGATGATTTCACCGGCATCTTCAGCATTTGCATAATCATTAGGGTCGATAATGAACATATCATTAGGGGACTCCGCTAAGTTTGTGCAGGGGAGGTATGTCTCAGTTCCGTCGATAATTGTAACTAAGCCGCAGCTTTCCGCAGGAACTTGCGATTTCGCGTGCGCAAGAGCATCAGTGCGCCAGGTCATGAGGCTCTCCGCTGCCGCCGCGATGGCATTGTTAAAGCAAGTGAAGGAGACATTCCAGAGCTGATTCTATTAAACACAGTAGATGGTTTCATGCCCAGGCGTCTACACCATTCAGCTAAATGTAAAGTTTCGCCCTCGTGCTCAATCATGCGATTTGTTCGCTTATTAGCCCCTTGCTCAGCAGGTGTAGCCCATCTACAGTTTTCTGGGCAGTAATCGCCATTAGGATCAATGCGATCCAAAGAATAGCCGTTAGGCTTTTCTCCCATATCTTCGGCAAAATTTTTAGGATCAAGCCATCTATCACATACTTTAATACCTCTACCCCCATATAGCATGTAGTTTTTATCTTTTTTATTTTGACAACGCCGTAACATACCTTCCCATACTTTTATACCTGAATACTTACTTAAACCGTGTGTATAACGCACTGGTGGTTTGCACTCACGTTTTAAGCATCCACATGATTTAGTGCTACCAGATTTTAGGGTACAAGTCAACACTGGCTTAATTACGCCACAACTGCATAAACAGTCCCAAGCAAGTTGGCGTTCATAAATTTTTGTACTACTTACACCCAGCACAAGAAGCCGTCCAAAGCGCACCCCGGTCAGATCAATAGATGGAGCACCCATGAGCTAAAAAGTTCCTACGCCGACCATCTTACACGAAGTAGGTGCCCACACCTGGGAAACTTCCGAATGGTAATTGGGCAGTTGATCCAAAGCGAACCTTACAACTACTTAGCCGCTTACCGCACACATCATTAGCGATGGTGGTGGCAACGTCATTTTCCGTAAAGTAATTGGTGCCGGTGTAGCTGCATTCGGTGGAGCGGTAGACCCACTGGCAAATGTTCGAGATGCACTGGCGCTTGGGGGCGCGGACGCCGATGAGGTCGAAGGCGGCGGCCAGCTCGAACTCAACGAGGTCGCGGGTCTCGGCAGACTTGCGATCTATGTAGTACACCTCGCGGGGGAATTCGGCGGTGGGGTCGGGGGTGCCGTAGGGGTTCGTACCACCGGGGAAATTCACGGCGTCGATGTAGCGGGCCATGGTGCGGATGCGCGTGACCTTGGCGCCTTCGAGGGGAGTGGCCAGCAGCAGGGCGGTGACGGTGCCGAAGACATTGCTGACGCGGATCTTGGGGCGGGGGAGCTGGCCGTTGCCTGAGTACTCGAAGCCTTCTGCTTCGATGGGGAAGGCTTGGTAGGTCTCACCGGCCCAGACCAGATCGCCGTTCGTTGAGAGGGCGTTTGTGCCGGAGTGGTAGCGGTAAATTGTTGTGCTGCCTTGGATGGCTTGGATGAACTGCAGCTCGTACAGCTCGATGATGGAGCTGGGGGCGATTGATTGTAGTTCTGAGACTGGTACGGTCATGCTTCGTAGACCTGACGAAACTTGGCGGTAATGTTGTTGAAATTACAGCTTACCATTTCGAGGTTCCATTCGTCGCACACGTACTTACCGGCGGTGCCGCGAGGGGGTGTCCAGTCGAAGGAGGTGACACCGGCTTGGGTCTCGAAGAAGGTGAGGATGTTGTCGCGTTCGGTGTCGGTGCGGTTGTTGAACTGCAGGCTCCATTCCTTGGGGTCGGTGTGGAGGCCGAAGCGCACACGTTGTTCGTAGCCATCACCGGCCTGGAAGCGGCGAACGCGAGGGCGGCTGCTTTCGGAAAGCGAGAAGCTAGGGGTGTAGGAAAACGTCGCCATGATCTGTGTGAGATTAAGTGAGTAGACCGCCAGGCCGACGCTGCTTAATTAGTTCGGCTTGGACGGCTTGGGAAATTACGCGGCCGAGTTGTTCGCCTCTGTTGCTATTGCCTTCGGCGTTGGTGCCCTTGGCATCGACGTTGACTGTGACGTTGTAGTTGCCGCCGCCACCGGCGACGCCAAGGCGGCCGTCGCGTCCTCGGCGGAGTGGGACGATTGCTTCGGGACCGGCCTCGCCCATAAGCCCCGTACCAGGGATGCCGCCGTTGGCGTACTTGAACAGCGTGGGCTGCGTAACAATGCCGCCCATGGCGAAGGGTTGGATGCCGTTGCTTGCGAAGACATTGCCGTTAGCTGAAGCGGAAGCCAAGCCAATGTTGTACGCACCACCGCCACCTCCACCTCCGCCGCCGAACAAGCCGCCTATGCCGCTAAGGATATTGCGCAGAATAAACTGCTGAATAATTATCCTAGTGGTCTGCTGAATTATGTCAAGGGCGAATTGCTTGAAATTAGCGGTGCCGGTGGTTACCAAGCTGAAGATGGCGTCTTCGATGCCTTTGATGCCGCTTACAGCAAGGTCGGAGGTGGCTTTGCGGAGTGTGCCAATGGACTCGATGTATTGGTTTATACCTTCTTGGAAGCCGGTGCCTATGCGAGCGTCTTGGATGTACTTGACCAGATCTTTTTGTTTTTCGTATTGTAAGGTTATTGCGACAAGGCGCTTGTACTGAGCGTCGAGTTGGTTCAAAAGTTCAGCGCGCTTTTCCTCTGAAAATCCAGGTATTACAGGCAATGTCTGTAGATTTTTTCTTCTTATGTTATATGTGTCTTGAAGCGTGTTTAATTGCTTCAGTAGTTCAGGATTTACATTTGTCCTATAAGCTAAAGCCTGAAGGTCAATGTCGTCGTTTATTTGCTTTATTTTATCACTTATGTCTGTGTAAAAGCCGACGATAAGTTCTAGTTGTTGTTTTGCTGCATCTGCACTGATAGCTTGTGCGCTGGCGTTCTGGGCAGCTTGACGGGCGCTGGTAGCTCCTTGAGCTGCGGCAGTTAAAGAAGAAGGTAATGCAAAAGAAGGCGCAGCCGTAGTCGGGGGTTGAACAGCACCCACTCCTGCTCGGGGAGCGGCGTAGGCATTAAGCAATTTAGTAAGTCGGTCTTGCTCCTTCCGCAGCCTATCCGTAATAATATTCAGATTATCGACTGCAGCAAAATATAACCGCTGAGATTCTTCTGGAGTTCTACCCATTCTACCGTAATCGGCAGGATTGCTTGGGAAACCTGCAGCTTGCCTTAGATATGGTGCGTCTTGCAATCTAGTCATAACGTCAAGCAGTCGTTGAGCAATAGTCAAACGATTAGCTATTCTTCCTGTAACATCGTCCATTATTGCGGCCATAGATTTAGCGTAGTTTACTTGTATTTCACCTATACGTTTAGCGTAGGCTTCATTAGCCTTGTTCAGGGCTTCTGCGGTTTTCTTTTGGAAATCCGCGATGGATTCTTTTTGTTTGCGCTCAGTGTCGGCAACTTTCTGCTCTGCTTCGATACGACGAGCTTCGCTGTTACGCCTTATTTCTGCAAGTTTTTGCTCAAAATCTACAATATTAGGGTCTTCGCCGGCAATCTTGCGTTGTAAGAAACCGATGTCTTCCTGTGCTGCCGCCACGTTTCGGAGTTGAGCGGCGGCTTCGCGTTCAGCTTGGAGGCGGTCTTCGGTGAATTGGCGTTCCAGGTCACGGGCTTGCTCGATTGCGGATTTGCGGATTTCGGCGATCTGCTCTTCGTACTGCTTGCGAGCATCAAAGAGTTGCTCTTCGCGCTGCGTGACGGCCTGTAGGTAGGCTTTGCCTCCTTGTTCGAGGAGTTTCTTGCGCTCGGCTTCGGCAGCGGCGTTGGCGGCGTCGGCTTGAGCTTTCCGGCTTTTACCCAAGCGATCTAAGATGCGTTCCTGCGCTAACAAAGCAGCGTTTATTGTGTCTAATTCTTTCTTTTCTGCTGTAGAAAAGATGCTAGGAAGGATTTGCGGTAAAAGAGGGGCAACTGGGAACACACTCAAGGCGGCTCTAGCTGCACCTTGAGCAAAACGGTTAGTACCCGCCTTAGGTCTTAGCTCTGCAGCGCGAGCTTCAAGTGCTGCTCTGGTAGTTTCTCCGCTAAGTAAATCTTGTAATACAGGACTCTCGGCATTGCCTGTGAGTTCTTTTATTTTGTTAATTATTGCTGTAAGTGCTGTTACTGCGGTGCTAGCAAAATTCTGGAAATCCGCGCCGATGGGTTGGAGAGACGTGCCTACAGAAAGGCGTAGGTCGTCGAGCGCGAGCTTGAGGCGAGCGCCGGCTTGTTCGGGGGATTTAGCGATTTCGTCAGCAGTTTTTTTGTAGTCTTCTTGGAGAAACTTGAGGAATTTATTGAAGTCAGCGATGGTTACTTCGCCTTTGCGGAGGGATTCGCTGAGTTGCTTGGTGGATTTGTTGGTCGATTCGGCGAATTTGGCGAAGGCGCCGGCAAGGCGCTCACCGATTTGGCCGGTCAGTTCTTCGGCGGTGACTTTGCCTTTGCTGTAGACCTGGATCGCGGCAAGTAGAGCGCCGTTGAGGTCTTCTTGGCTGCCGCCAGTGGCGATGATGGCGGAGGACAAGCCACGGAAAGCAGTGTCAGCCTGCTGGAGCGTTCCACCCGAGCCAAGCACTGCGGCGGATAGTTTGGTGAATTGTTGGGTGGCGTCACCCAAGGGGATATTGAAATCTTTTGATGCTCTGCTAATATTATTTATAGCGGTTTGATACTCCTGCGTTGTGCTTACAGCTCCGGCTAATGCAATGCGGAGTTTTCCGATTTCGGCGGAGTAGGTAGCAGTCTCTCCAATGGCTTGGCGGAATACGCCAATCTGAGCGCCGATGGCAGAACCTGCGAAAGCGCCACCTAGGGCGGCCGGACCACCACCAGCGAGGAAGCCGCCAGCTGCGCCGGCAAGGCCGCCGAGGAAGCCTTCGGGGCCGCCGAAGATGCCGCCTGAGATCACCGCACCAGCGGTCTGCGCGGCTCCCAGGCCCGTGAAGCCTTTGCGCTTTTTAGCGCGGCGGCGGTCAGCTGCTTCGAGCCGGCGGTCAAAGTCAGCTAAGGCTGTCTCAAAACCTTGGCGCTGCTGCCTAAGTGACTTTTGGAAAGCTACTTCGTCGGCCTCTAAGGAAATGCGATTGTATTTGTTTTGTAGTTCTACGCGGTCAATTTGGTACTGCTGCATAAGTTGCAGCATACGGTCTTGTGCTTGCTTTAATTGTGCCTCTGCCTGTTGGCGCACTGAGACTTCTTGAGCAGGAGGAAGCCTAGGACCAATAGGCTGCGCAAATTGTGTGCTAGGTACTATAGGTGTTTGAGCAGTGCCTAAAGTTTCCGCATTGCGTAGATAAAGATTAGTAAGATTGCGAGTTTGAGTAGTAGTTCGCTGAGCCGCAGCAGCATCTACGGCTGCATTAGCCACGTTTCTATAACTACTGCTTAAACGATTGAGCTGCTGCTGTAGTTGCGTAATGTCACTATTATATTGACGAAATCGCGCAGAACCTTCAGCAGTAGACTGATCAACATTGTTTAGTTCAAGGCGAAGTTGGCTTAGTGCTTCGCTGAGTGTGTTGACTGTGGTGGGGGTGGTTCCGGCCCGTAAGTTACGGACCAGGGCTTCAGCCAAGCCTTGTGTGCTCTGAGTTACCTGCCGCAGTTCCAATTGGAATTGCGCTATGTCCTTATTTAAAGTTTTGTATAAATCGCCTGTGAGTGAGGCTTGGGCTTGAAGACCTTTTAGGGCAGCAATCTGACCTCTAATTAGTTGCTCAGAGCGAGCATTAGTTTGACCGAAGTCGAGAACTTTTTGGCGAAGGTCGTCTAGGTTTGCGCTAACAGGACTAACGACTTTGCCGAGTTCACGGAATGAACTACGGAGAGCAGTAATTGCTTCACCATTTTCTACGCCTAAGCGAATAAAAATATCCTGTACCTGCTTAGCCACTTGTACTGTCCTCCAGCTTCTCGGCGAAAACGCTTAGGGCGGCGGATTCCATCACCTGTAGGCCCTCAAGCATGGATCGACGGTCCTCAGTGCAGTATAGGTCGAAGAGGCCGCCCGGACTGAGCAGGACGTCGTAGCGAAGGCCGACGTAGCCGGCCATGCTTACGGTCCATTGGGTCTGCATACGGAGAAACATCATTACGATGTCCCAGTTTTCGTCCCAGACGATGAAGTCTTCGGATTCGTCTGGTTGGGTGGGGGCCGGCAGGCTCAGGCCGAAGGCTTTGGCATCGTCTTGGGTGGTGTCGACGACGCGCTTGCTGCCTCCGGCCCAGTACCGGGCGGCCTCTTTCAGTTTCCCGTTGAGCCGTCGAAGGTGGCGGTGTATGCCTTGAGGACGGCCCGCATCCAGTAGGGGTCGTCGGCAAACTCCTTCATGGTTTCCTGGGTGAAGGGGATGGGAGTGCCGGATTCGTCGTCGATGCCGTCCCAGCCCGTCAGGATGGCCTTGAGGAGAGGCATGTCGCCCTTGTTGCTGAGGCGGGCGAACTCGGCACGACCGACGCGACGGAAGGTGGCATCGAAGGTGCTGGTGGTGAACGCTCCACCGTCCGTGGGCTCCTCGACCGGCACGGGCCAGCTGAACGTCTTGATAGTCTTACGGACGAACGCCATAAGTTTGTGTGGGGTTTTGCAGGCTTAGCTTAGCAGTAAAAAGCCACTAAGCATTGCGCGAAAAATGCGATGCTTAGTGGCGTGGTACGGACCAGCGCTGGGTGCGCTGGTGCGCGTGCTCAACTGAAGACTAGGACGAATTCGTCGTTTCCGGCTGTGGTGGGGATGGCGGTGTAGGGCAGGTTCAGCATGGCGATGTCGTCCTGACCGGAGTAGGAGGGGTCGCCGATGTCCACGGTGCTGAGGACCAGGCCGACGCGATTGCCGGCGGTGGTGCCGTGAGCGAAGCTGAAGTTGCCGGTCGTTCCATCCGTAATGGCGGCCGTGAAGTAGTCCTTTTGTGCGATGGTGGGAACTTCGATGACGACAGTGCCGGTGACGTTCCGCTGCGTGATCAGCACTTGCTTAGTGCAGCCGACGAGTTCGCGGTAGACGATGTTGTTGCCGACGTCCATGCTGACCGACTGGAGGCAGGCGGAGTAGGAGTAGAGCTGGAAAGCGGTGGTGTTGCCCTGCTTGAAGATGAGTGGGGTGGCTTGGTTGGTGTAGGTGGCTTCGGGAGCAGCAGTGTCGGTGGGGGAGTTGTAGATGCCAGTCATGGTGAACTGGAGGGTCGGGATGGCGCCGACTTCACCGTTGAGGACGACCGTTCCACGGGCGCCGGTGACCTTGTGCAGCAGACCGTCCACGTTGTAGTAGATGGTGACGCTGGTGAAGCTGGAGCAGACGGGCGCGTAGGAGACGTTGGCGCCGATGCTGTAGCCGCTGGAGGCGCCAGGCACGAAGGTGGTGCTGATGGCGCGGACGGTGGCAACCTTGGTGGAGCCAACGTAGTCGGTGATCATGCCGACATGGCCGCTGCCGGTGCCGCTGGTGATCGTGATGATCTGACCGATGTAGGCGTCGTCGGTGGCGCTTGCGCCTGCGGCGAGGGTAATCGTGTTGGATGATCCGGCCTGAGCAGTGCCAGTGACGGCGCTATTCGTCTCGGTCCCGGCCATGCCGCAAGCCTCAAGGGCGGAGCCGAAGCGGGGGGCCGTTCCAGCGGTGCCGGAACCGGCGAGTTCGACGGTGAACTGGCACTGGACGCGGGTGTTGGCCAGAAGTTGCTCGGATGCGCCCAGATAGGGGCGTACCAGGTCGCGGCTCACGATGTCACTCTGCAGCGGAGTAATGGTGAGATCGCGGACCAGCACAGCGTCGGTGCCGGCGGGGGTGATGTCGCTGCCGTAGGTGGTCTCAGCCTTGATCAGGATGAGGCTTTTGCGGAGGAGAAGGGGCATGGGGATTACCTCTCAGGTGGGGTGGGGGGAAGCGTGCGCGAGATCAGTGTGCGGACGCCTGTTTCGGGATCGCGGATGTAAGAGCCACCCTGCCCGTGGAACTCATCTACAAGGATAGACGCTGGCGGCTCCGTAGGCTTATCGGGCTCGACTTGCTCCGCTGCCGGCTCGAAGTCGTCTGCATCGAGGAGATCGACGTCGCTGAGTAGAGCTTCGCCGTCATTGACGTCGAGGTTCAGAGCTTCGGTGTCGTCGGGGGTGGAAGGCTGGGAGGTGGAGCGTGCCATGGGCTTAGGCGAGCGAGAGTACGGAGGTGCGGTAGCGGATGTCGTATTCGCAGGAGAAGACGCCAGCCGGAGTGTCAGCCTCTACAAAGTCAAATGTTACTTGAGCTGGTTGGACGTCGATTGCTAGGCCGCCGAGACTTAAATCCTCCATGAGTTTGGTGTGGAGCGAGGCGATGGTGGGGTCAGCAGCTCGATCAGCAACTAAGTCGCGTGTAATTACAACGATGCGGATGCGGAGTGTCCAGTCGAGTGTAGGGAGGCTTGTGTTTTGCTCACACACGTCTTTTACTGGTTCGACGACCAGAGCGGGCGTCTCTCCTTTGCTCAGGGGTTCGACGCGGTTTCTGTAGATGCGCGTGCCGACGTTGGTCGTACCAGCCAAGAGCGTGGTGATTGCGCTAAGTATTTCTTCGCGTCGGGTAAGCATGTGCGGGGAGGTGCGTAGGTTTAGTGCTTGTGCTTAGCGCATTAGCATTACTGCGCTCAGCTTACCGTCGTCGAGTTGCATAAGTTCGCGGACGGTGTAGGTGGTGTTATCGACGAGAATGGTGTCGCCGTAGACTAGGTGGCCGAAATCGGAGGTGAGGACGGTGAGGCGGTAGTCGGTGGTTAGGACGGTGCCGTCTGCAACGATTTCAGTGGGCATGTCAAGGATGCCGGGGCCGGAGACCGGACCAGCGGTGACGGGAACCGCGAAGTCAGCGAAGAACAGGCTCAGGTCTTCGGTGAAGCTCATGGGTGGGCCTAGAGAAAAACCCCAGGCTGTGGTGGGCCTGGGGTTGTGGGGCAATTGAGCGTGCCAGCTCAGACGTACTTCTTGGTGCCTACGGCGTTGATGCTGTAGGTGTGGGAAGAGGAGCTGGTGGTGGAGACGGCCTTGATCCAGCGCTTGGCGGCGCCTTTGGGGAAGACAAGGTACTGCTTGGAGGCAGTGGTGCTGGCTTGGACGAAGGCGACGGCGGCGGAGGCGACTTCGGAGCCGCCCCGGTAAAAGGCGGTGGTGACGTCGCTGTAGGTGCCGCCGGAGGTGTCGGAGGACTGGATCTTGACGTCCAGGGTGCTGGTGCCGCCGTTGGCGACGTCCAGGATGACCACGATGTCGCCTTCGTAGTCGGCGAGGTCAACAGCGGTGCCGTCGAGATTGGTGGTGCGGACGGCAGTGGGGGCCAGGGCGAAGTGTTGGAGCTTCTCCAGGCCGGTGGACAGGATGCTCATGGCTTAGTCCTCGGTGGGAGCGGGGGGCTTGGTGGGGGCCGGAGCCTTGGCGGGGGCCGGGGCTTTGGCTGGGGACTTGGCGGGAGCCGCAGATGGCTCGGGGGCTGCCTCGGGCTCCGGCTCGGGGGTGGCCTTGCCGGAGTTGATCAGCAGCGTGGCAACGGCATGGGGAAGATCGAGGGAGGAGCCCACCGGAGTGGACTCCCCTGCGATCATCACTTGCCTGGTGATCAGAACTCGCATGAATCAGGGGGCAGGGGGACTGCTGCTCAGAATCAGGTTCCGTAGCAGAAAGCAGCCGGCTGCTTGACGGCCAGGTCAACGTCCTGCAGGGCGATGACGCGAACCGTGCCAGCGGTGGCACCGGCGAATGGGTCAACCGTGAGGTCGAGACCGGACCACATGCCCATGATCATCATGGAGAAGTCGCCGAACAGTGCGTCGTTGTTAGCGAGCTGGTTGGAGGCGATGACGGGGTAGCCGTTGATTTCGTTGTCTTCGTAGACGAAACCGGCGGCGACTGCGGAGGCACTCTTGGCGGTCGACTTGAGCGCACCACGGGCAGAGGCGTTGATGATGTAACGCATCGCACCAGCGTCGGCGTTGCCGGCGGCAACGTCGGTCTCCATGCCGATGTACTCCTCGAAGGTGCCGTAGGTGGTGATGGCTTGGCTGCCGATGCCGCTGGTGTTGATCAGGCCCAGGGGCTGGTTGGAGGAGCCGGTGCCGTACATGCCGACGCGATCCAGTTCGAGCGCGATGACGCGGGTCAGGTCGTTACGGACCATCCCCTCGACGTCGATCGAGGACTGGAGGAGCAGGCGGCGGGAGTAGTCGACGTAGGCGCCCACGGTTTTGGGCGTCATGTTCACCTGGTCGATCGCTTGTTGCGATTCGGTAGGTGCAACATTTTCGCCAACCCAGTAGGCGGTACTCGCCGAACTTTGCCTCGGGATGCTGATGTTGCCTTGCAGGCCGCTGAGCATCGTGACGCCGGCGTTGGCGAGGGCGAGGCGGTTGCGGAGCAGGTCGATGAAGCTGCCGCTCAGCAGTTCGTCGGCGACGAGGTTTCCACCGGCGGAGGGGAGGCCGGCGAGCAGGTCGCGACGGAGGACTTCGTTGGGGACAACGATGCCGTTGCTGGAGCGCTCGTACTTCTGTGCGGCGGCCTTGCCGACTTCAATCTCGAACTCAGCGGCACGGCGGGCCGAAGCGTCGGAGGGGTTGGCGAGGAAGTTGAGGGCGCGGACAAACGAGAAGCGCTCGGTCTCGCGGGTGGACAGGCCGACGTCGTTCGTGGTGAGGTCGGTGGAGCGGATGGGTTGTTCCATGGGGGCAGAGCCGAGTTTGTCGAGGACGGCAGCGCGAGCGTCGTCGAGGGTGCGACCACCGTCGATCAGTTCGCGGGCCAGGTCTTGCATCTGGTGCCGGTCGCCCAGTGCGGTGATGGCGGCGATGCGGGTCCGCTCGGCCTCAACGGCCTTGGACCGGACCACCTCCAGGTCAGGGGTGTTTTCCATTTCGGGAGTGGGGGTAGATGCGGTTTGGGCCGCTGAGCGTGTTGCCGGATCGTCTACTTGCGTATCGGAAACGGGCGCTTCGTTTTCCATAATAGACGCGGGTGAGTCAATCAATTCGGGGGAAAGGTGTACTTCAGAGAGGAGTGAGCGGCCGATTCCGATTGTTGGATCTGCGGGTATTGAAACGACGCTGATTTCCACCGGCTGCCATTTAGTGGCAACAAAGTTGCCGCTGCGCTCCTCCATTTTGTCGATTCCGTAGCCGAAACTGATACCGCGCAGGATGTTGTCCTTTACGTCATCAAGGATCTCTTGGGCGAACTGGTTGCGGCTGAAGCGGACTTTGGCGTAGCCGCGCTTGTCGGAGTCGTTAATCCAGGCGCGTTCAACTACGCCGACAACTTTGTCGGGGTTGTGGTTGAAGAGCAGGGGCGCTCCATCGTTGAGGCGGGTGAGGTCAGCGGCATCACTTTCGTGGCTGAGCACTTCGTTGCCGAAGTAGCGGCTGACGGGGTACTCAGAGCTGAAGGGGAACTCGAAGGTACGTTCTTCGATGGCACGGAAGTTCGTGGCTTCGGTGCGATTGAAGCGTTCGGAGGTAGCGCGTTCCAGCGGCGTATCCATAAGTCTTAGGGCGGGGATTTTGGTAAGTGTAGAGAAGCGGTGGCCGACGAGAGTTTCGGTGGCGTTCCAGGTGGAGTCGGTTTGGCGGTAGATGCGGATGAGGGCGGCGGGGTCTTCGGCGGTGGCGTCGATGCTGAACTCGCTGTCGGGGACGCCGAGGGTGCCTTCGCGCATGACGTGCTCGATACGGCCTTGGGCGGTGCCGCCGGAGCTGTTCCAGCGGACGTAATCGCCGGTGCTGAGCTGGGAGGCGGTGGCACGTTCCAGGGCTTCGAGCGCTTTTTCGTTGGTGGCGGGCTCGAACTGGAGGGGTTTGTAGTCGTGGTCGCTGAGCCAGGCGCGGGCTTCGGCGGCGGTGAAGCGGCTGAGGCGGAAGCGGATGGTTTGGAGTTCGGCGCCAGACTGGCCGGACTTGATGCCGAAGATGAAGTCGACGCCGGCACCGGCGGCGTTGTTGCGGCGGCGGAAACGGTCGTACTGGGAGGGGTCGCGCAGGCGGGCGGCGTGCTCCTGCGGGTAAGGGCGGCCGGCGTCCTCCTCGGGGGATTCGCTGATCAGACGCTCGGGGATGATCCAGAACTTGCAGACGCCTTCGGGGGCGATGTCGCCGGAGACGATCTCGCAGGCGCGGGGGCCGGCGAAGAAGGCGCAGTTGCTGCAGACAAGGCCGGAGGAGGCGAAGGGGCTCTCGGCCATGTAGTGGGCGCCGTGCTCGCCGGAGGTCTGGTCGAAGGCGCCGAGTTCGTCGGTGATCTCTTCGAGGGACTCGTAGAGGGCGGCTTGGCCGGCGCTCATGGTGGAGTCGAGTTCGCGGTCGGTGGTGTCCATAGAGGTGGCGCCCTCCAGCGCTTTGGTGGTGGGGGAGTCGAGCTTTGAGGCGAGGGAATCGCTCCAGCGTTGGCCGGGGTCGCCGCCCCAGGCGGCCCAGGCGACGCGTCCGGGGGAGGGGTAGCCGGATTCGCCGGGGCGGAAGCCTTCGGCTTGCTTGTCGACGGAGTGCCGGGCGAACCAGGCGCTCATCGTGCGGATGGTGTCGGCGCTGAGGGGCTTGCCGCTGAGGATCTGGGAGGCGCGGCGGGCGGCGACTTCCGTACCACCGCGATGGCCGGCTGCTTTCCAGTCGCGGTAGCGCTGGGCTTCGTCGCGCATCCCCTTGGTGGGTGTGGTGTTCACGGGGTCTCGGAGTCGGTGGGATCGGCGGCCTTGGTGCGGCGGCGTTTGGAACGCTGCGGACCAGCGGCGGGCTCAGGTGGTGGGGTGGGCTCGGTTGGTGGTGGGCCGCTCTGGCTTAGGTCGAGGATGTCGCGGTCGAGGGTGACGGAGGAGGCGGCGGCGAGCTGCTGTTCGCGAGAGATTTCGGCGATGTTTTCGTCGTAGTCGCCGCCGTTCTGGGCGACGATCTGGCTCTTGGTCATGTAGCCGGCTTGCTCGGCTTCGCGGTAAGCCTTGACTTCCTTGAGGGGGTCGACCCAGGACCAGCCGCGAGGCATCCAGCGGGGGTTGTCGTAGCGCTCGGGGCGCAGCTCGAAGTCTGAGAAGGGAAGCTCCCCACTAAGCACCGCGAGGCTTAGCCACTCGCGGAACACGCGCATGTGGAAGTTCTCGATTAGGTAGTTCTGGATGACGCGCCAGTGCTCGCGGTCTTCCAAGAGACTTAGGCGGGAGCTGGAGTAGTTGGTTTCGCTGAAATCGCGGCTTAGTGTTTCGTAGGAGCAGCCGAAGCCACTGGCGAAGCGGCGGATCTTGTTGCGGACGAACATCTCGAACTGCTGGTCGGGCGAGTCGATGTTCGGGACGGTTACGGATTCGCCGGCATTGAGGTACTTGAACATACCGGGCTCGAACTCGCTGATGCGCTGGTTGTTTTCGATGGCGTCGGGGGTGAGTTCGCCTTCGTTGTTGGTGATGAAGCCCATGACGGACGCACCAGCGCGGGCACGGATGACGGCGGCCTCTTCGTAGCCCTGGAGTTGGTGGACGTCCGCCATGACGGGGTGGAACCAGGGGACGCCTCGGTTCTGAAAGGGGCGCTCGGGGAGGAAGAGGTGGATGACGTCGGCAGCGGGGAGGAAGACGTGCTTGCCGTTGGGTTGGGTGCGGTTCTGGAACCAGGAGTCGCCGGGGTGACGGGTGAGGATGGCGTAGCGGACAGGGCGGCCCCACTCGTCGACTTCGACGCCGTTGCGCCATTCGTTGGTGGGGGCGGAGGTGGCGCCGTTGTATTCCTCGTCGAGGAGGTCGCTCTCCAGCATCTGGAGGGCGAGGGGGACGCGGGAGGAGCCGAAGGGGCGGCGGATGATGCGGAAGATGGCTTCGCCGGATTCGGGGAGCGCACCGGTCGCGAGCCACTCGAACTGGTGGAAGCTGTAGCGGCCGGAGACGTCGCAGTGCTGGGCGCGGGTCCAGACCTCCCACTTGGCTTCGAGGAGCTTGTTGATGCGCTCGTCGCGTTTGTTGCCGCGCAGCTGGAGGACTTGGCTCTGGAGCTTGATGCCGGTGCCGACGACGTTGATTTGGGTGGTGCGTTTGGCTTGTTTGGCGTAGGGGTTGTTGCGGACCAGCTCACGGGAGCGGTCGCGGAGCTTGCGGATGCTGGTGCGGATCTCGGCGTCGGCGCTGGCCTGGGTGGCGAGCCAGTCGGCAGTGAGGCGCGAGATTAGGGCGCCCTGGTATTGGCGGCGGGCTGGGGGGCGCGTGGGTGTGGCGGGCTTGGTGGGACCGAAGCCGAAAGCGTGGGCCAGAGCAGTTCGGATTCCCATGACTTAGGCGTTGAATCGGACGAACATGTTGCGCGGATTGCCTAGGCCGTTGGCCATGAGCTGGGCGGCTTCTTCTCGCTTGACGTCGCCCTTGAGCTTGGCTTCGAGCTGGAGCAGTTCGCTTAGGTCGTAGCGCTTGATGCTGCGCTGGCCGATGCGGTACTCCTGGACGCTGCCGCCGGAGAGCAGCGTGCGGATGGCCTGCTGGACGGCATCGAGGTCTTTCTGGGTCTGGCTGCGTCCGTCGTAGGCGGCGGAGTTGCCGGCGTAGGCGAGGGAGGCGGCGACGGTGAGGGTGCCCCGGCCGAGTTCGAGGACCGTTCCACCGCTGATCTTGGTGGCGACGGCGCTGAAGTACCACGTTCCAGCGGCCATGGGGCCGGTGGTGCCAGAGCTGAGGGTGGTGCGCCAGTTGAGGCCGGAGGCGGCAGCGGCTGCGGTGACTGCCTCGAATACTTCGTTGTAGCGGAAGTAGTAAGTGAGGGTGTGCGTGGTCGCGTCGACTTGCACGCCGAAGTTGTCGGTGGTCGGGGTGTCGTCCCACACGACGGTCGTGCCAGCGGTGATTTGGGCCGGGACGTTCACCTAAGACCTATGGGTGCTTGTTACAGCTTAGCTGCAGATGGTCAGTGCAATTTTGTGCGGCGGGCTTACCACTGGCTGATGAAGTTGCGGCGGGGTTTGGAGGGAGGTGGGGTGGCGGGTGTGGGGGATTGGGGCGTACCAGCGGGGGTCAGGGTGCGCTCGAACTGGTCCCAGATGGTGCGGCGGTCGTAACGCTGGTAGAGGCGGTGGAGTGCGGCGTAGGCGTAGTTCAGTTCGTCGAGTGCTTCGTTGGGGGCTTGGCTCTTTTTGACCCAGATGCGCTCGGGGAAGCCGTTGCGGAAGCGGAGGATCTGTTTTTCTGCGGTGAGTTCCTCGAAGTAGTCGTTGGTGATGGTGGGGTAGAAGTGGAGGTAGCCCGGACCAGGGTCGTTGTGCTTGAGGCGGCCGAATAGGAGGGACTTGATTCCGTCTACGCCCACGTTGAAGATTTGTACGCCTTTTTTAAGCAGCTTACCGTTGTAATTAACGTCAACCTTAGACGGCTTACTTAGGGGCGGTTTGCCCTTCTGATTAGCGCCTTTGATGGGGATGACGCCTAGGGCGGCGCGTTCTCGGGCGTATTGGTAGACCTCTTGGGTGTGGTGGCCGCCGGAGTCGATGGCCATGATTTGGATTTTGAGTTGGGTGTTGGCTTCGTTGGTGTAGGGGGTGGAGAGGAGTTCATCGAGCTGCTTCCAGACGTCGGGGCGGCTGGGGCTGCCGTAGAGCTTGATGCGGTCGACGAGCCAGCCCTCTTCCTCGCGCCCCCAGGCCCAGACGCTGACGCTGAGGCGGTCGTCTTGGCAGTCGCAGCCAGCGGTAAGCAGGAGGGCTTCGACGGGTGGGCAGTGTTGCTTGTAGGACTCCTTGGCGGCGCGTTCCATGAGGGAGGTGGCGCCAATCTTGGAGGCGTATTCGTCTTCCCAGGTTTCGCCCAGGACGGTGTTGACGAAGGTTTTGAGTTGCTCGGCGTTCTGCTTAGCGTCGAGGAATTCTTCGACGAGGTTGGCCCAGGAGGCGTTGGGAGAGTAGGAGTAGGCGGCCCAGATGTGGAAGCCGATGTGGCGGCCGTTGCCGGGGGCGGTGGCACGCCACTCGCCGCGTTCCACCATCCAGCGCTTCTTGCTGTGGGGGATGAGGGTGCCGCAGGATTCGCAGGCGTAGGAGGCGGTGGCGGGGTCGTTGTCGTGCCAGCGGATGTTGGGCCAGCGGAGGTACTGCATGTGGCTGCAGTCGGGGCAGGGGACGTAGTAGCGGCGCTGGTCGGACTGCTGGAACATGCGCTCCACCCGGCTGAAGTCGCGGATGGTGGGGGTGGAGCCGGCGACGATCTTGCGGTTCCAGTAATACTCGGTGCGGCGGATGCCGAGTTTGATCTGGTCGCCTTCCGCACCAGCGGAGGCGGGGTAGCCGTCCACTTCGTCGAAGAGGACGATACGGCGGCTGACGCGGCGGAAGCCTCGGGGCGAGTTGGCGCCGACCAGGCTGAGCGTTCCACCCGGAAACTGTTTCTGGAGGATGGTGTTGGCGCCGTCCTTGGCTTTGGACTCGCTGACCAGGCCACGTAGGCAGGGAGTGTCGCGGAGCATGGGGGCGATCTCTTCCTTGGAGTAGCCCTGGGCGTCCTCGATCGTGGGCTGCACCAGCATGATTGGTGCGGGATCTTGGTGGATGTGGTACGCGATGACGTGGTTGAGGATCTTGCTGTAACCCACGCGGGCAGATTTCATTACGGTTATTTGTTCAACCTTAGGATCGCTTATTGCGTCCATAATGCCCTTTTGATAGGGCAAAGTGCGCCAACGGCCGCCTTCGGCGCTGGATTCGGCGCTTAGGTAGGCGTGGTCGTCGGCCCACTCGCTGAGTGTGAGGCGGCGGGGTGGGCGAAATGCGGCGAAGGCGGAGCGTTCCAGGCGCTGTAAGTTGCTCATGCGCTGTATAGGACTACTCGGCTGCAGGGGAGTCGGGGTCTGGGATGTCGCCGCTCAGGTCTTCGAGAGCCTCGCGCACGATGTCGTCTAGGAGGCTTATAGCGGAAACGTCGAGGTCAGGTATGCGCTGCTTAGCTTTTGTGGGGATTCCGAGTATCTTAGTGCGTGCCAAGGTGATTATTTCGACCCATTTGGCTTCGATTTCAGCTGCAGGGACGAGCAGAGACTCCTTCTGCTGGCGTTCCAGCTCCAGAAGTTCGGCTTTTAGGTGCTCGGTGCGGGCGCGGCTGGTGTTGTAGTCGGGGACTTCTTCGGCGGGAGCGGGGGTGTTGGTCATGGGGCGGGCCAGGCGCTGGGGGCGTGGGGCGTTGGCGGGTGGGCGCGGACCAGCCCCGATGCGGCGCTGCGTGTTTTGCTGCCACTCATCGCGCATTGTCTCGCTGTTTACCAGCACACGCCCGTCTCTAGTGGTGATGACACTTAGCCGCCCAGTGCGGATAGCGGCGTACACCGCTTCTTTCGTGACGCCGAGAGCGCGTGCTGCATCAGCACGGGGAATTAGAGCCATAAGCAAAATCTACAACAACTTAATCATGGATGGGTAGGGTTGAAAGCAAATAAGCGTGCTAAGATGTCCGGTTTTGCTTTTTTCCGGGTGAGGGGCAGCATTGTTTTTACATTGCGAAACAACTTTTGCGTGCTGTGCCTAGGTATATAATGCGATT